CATTGGAAGTGCATCATTAGCATCAAATCAAATTTCTTTACCTGCTGGCACATATTTAATTGAAGCAGCAGCGCCATCAAACAGAACAGATCAACACCAATTAAGATTACAAAACATAACCGATTCATCTACAACTGTATTAGGACAAAATGTTTGGTGTTATGGTGTCAATTTGGTAAGCAATATGGCAATGGTTTCTGGTGTTTTTACTATTGCGGGAACTAAAACTTTTGAATTACAACACAGATGCGCCACCACTAGAGCAGGCGATGGTTTTGGTTTAGCGGCAGGTTGGGGAACAGAAGTTTATGCAAGCATTACAATAGCAAAGGTGGCTTAATATGATTGATGTGGCATTAGGAATTGAAGCACTATTACCAGCAGCAGAATACTTTGGCAGCACCACCGCAAACACCAAACAATCTTTTGATGATTTGAATTGGTTAGATGCAAGAGTAAAACCTACTTGGTCTGCAGTTCAAGCTGCTTACAATGCTTTACCCGATGAAGTAAAAAACCCACCTAAGCCTTAGCACAATCTTGAGGAATTGTGTCTAAATGAAACCATGGTTATCAAAGGCGGCTGCACAGCTGAGAGAACAAATAGATGATTCATACCCAAGTCGCCTTCGTGGGGCTGATGGGTGGATTGCAGATTTGCGCCATCAATTGGCAGGTAAATCCGACCACATACCCGACGCTAAATCCAAATTTGTCGTTCGTGCAATTGACATTGACGCTCGCCTTTCTGACAACAAAGGGGATTCAATCTATTTGGCAAATCAGCTTAGACTCTACGCTAAAGATCACGGACGCATATCTTATGTAATTCACATGGGTCAGATTGCTTCTCCTATTCTTAATTATAAATGGAGAAAATATCGCGGATTTTCACCCCACACCCATCACATACATTGCAGTTTTCGCACCAATCAAGATTTAAACTCAGATTTTTTCGACATACCACTACTAGGGGGCAAATAATGAAAGTCAGCAATAAACAAAAAGCAATCCTCAAGGCATACTTTAAAGGAGTTTTAGTTTCCTTTCTTACATTTATTGCAAGCAATGAACTTGGGTTTGACCCGACTGTTTCGGTCATACTTGCCGCACTTGCCCACCCTGCGGTCAAAGCTCTAGACAAGGCTGATTCTGATTTTGGCATAGGCAGTAAAGAGTAATGTCAGCCCTTGAGTGGGCTGGCTTTGCAGCTGGAATTACCACAACTTTTATTGGAGTCCTTGCAGGGTTGCGCTATTTGGTTCGAGGTTGGTTAAATGAACTTCGCCCCAATGGCGGCTCAAGCATGAAAGACCAATTGACTGATTTACAAAAAGAAACGACACACCTTTCAAATCGAATAGATGAACTCTTTATTGTCATTAGTAGGAAGTAAACTTAAGACATGGCTGCTACTCGTAAAAGAAAAAAGATTAACCGTAGGGTTGTTCGCAGGTCACCCGAACCTTTATCTAAGCTTGATGTTTTTATGATAACCAAGCACGAGATTTACCGCGCAGCAAAAAAGGCAGGTTTTAGTAATGAGGTGGCTTGGTTCTTTATGCAAGAACCACACGCATTACCTGATTGGGTAAGCAATGATAAGCCCGACGCTTTAATTCCTCGCATTGACCCAACCGACGACGAGGACGACGAATAATTAAGCGCGTCGCGTTCACGCCCGACCTCCAAGCCCCATTTGTAAATGAGGCGGCAGTACGAGTATTTGGAAAGTTTTTAAGGAAATGGCAACCCCACCAAAATATCTGCATTGGTGATGAGATTGATTTGCCTTATCTTGGTAGTTTTTCTAGAGGTAACATTGATGAGTTTAAAGGTAACATTGATGATGATAGAAAATACACTCAAGATATTCTTGAATACCTTGGGGTTACAGATGTTTTAGGAAGTAACCATGGAATTAGACTTTACAGATCAATTAAAAAACAGCTTCCCTCATTGCTTAATTTGCCTGAATTGCGTTACGAACGATTTATGCAGTACGACAAGCTTGGTATTAAGTTTCACCCATACGGACTTAACTGGGCGCATGGTTGGACGGCAATTCATGGCGACTCAGTACCACTCAGTAACTTAGCGGGGCAATCTGCATTAGGGGCTGCAAAACGAATGGGCGTTTCAGTAGTCATGGGGCATACGCATAGGTTGGGTCTGTCATGCCACACAGAAGCCTTTAATGGGCGTGTAGGGCGTGTTTTATATGGGTGTGAGGTAGGAAATATGGTTGACCTATCAAGTAGCGGTATGAGGTATACAAAGGGCTATGCGAACTGGCAGACAGGATTCGCAGTTGCCTATGTTAAAGGTAGAAAAGTCCAAGTAATTCCTGTTCCTGTTGCCCAAGACGGCAGCTTTATATTTGAAGGTAAGCTGTATGAGTAGAGAAACGGACTATGTGGAAAGAACCATAGACGAGCAAATTGACGACTTCGACTCTCTAGGGTTACTTTAGACTTCGTTATCAAATCGTTATCAAACGCGCCATGTATGCCGTTGTAAATGTCCCAGCTTTAAGTCACAATTTCTGTATCCAAGTAAACGGCTTGGTGTAACGGAAAGGCTTTAAATGCAAAAGTTTTACGCAGTCAGACTTTTCAAGTTTGGCACATTTTTTGAGGTTCGAACTTATGAATCTTATGAAAAAGCTTTAGATTTTGCTAATGCAAACATGCAAGATTCAGAGTGGGACATTAAAGCGGTGTCAGTATGAAAATTAAACACGCTAACGCTTTATCCAATGTCAAGTTAAACCCATTGGACTTTGAAAGATTGACTGAAAGTCAAATGGAGTTTAAGAGTCAAAATTGGGAAATTCAACAACACCGCTTTGACCAAGAAATGAACTTTAATCATGAGTTTATTTTTTGGGTAGATAATTATGCTTCCTTGATACTTGCTACACATTTCTTAGACCAAGTTGGTCACAGCTATTCAATTGCTTACGACAGCGCAGTTGAGTTATATTGCTTTACAACTGATTATGCAAATTCTTGGACAAACTAATGAAAATCAACGGACTAACAGTTTTATGGTTCATGATTGCTACTGGGTTAATCGCCTATGCACTTCACCTATTAAAACGCGAATCTTATAACAGCGGTTATTGGCGGGGCAGGGCGATAGGTTGGGAATCTCATAGACGATTAACCAACATACAGAAAAAATCAGACGAGGTGTTTGACTATGAAAAGAACTGAGGAACTGCTCAATGAAATCCAAGTCATACTCGCCGATAGAGGTAGCATTTACGGAAGTGCAGAGGAAAATCACCGAAGAATTAGCGAACTATGGTCAGGCTATTTGGACACTTACATTTCGCCTGAACAGGTCGCAATGTGCATGCTGCTCGTCAAAGTCGCACGCCTTAGTCAAACAAGTAACCATGACGACTCACTCCGAGATTTGCTTGGATACGGAATTATTTACCACCAAATTGTCAGAGAAATGAGGGGTGAAAATAATGGGATTTGATTTATCAAATTACATGACGGCAGAACAAAGAATTGAATTGTTTGCAGCCGAGCATGAAGATTTTAGGTATGAGGTTAACCATGAGTTTTACAAAGATTCCAATGGTGACACTTGGGTTGTTGTAAAAACAATTCTTTGGCGAAACAGCACAGACCCCCATGCTTGGGTTATGGGTTTAGCAGCCGAGAATATGAAAACGCAGTTTGCAATAGAAAAAGCAGAAACCTCAAGTTTTGCTAGGTCGATAACCAATACTGGTAAGCCGCAATTCTCAACTACTAAAAATGGAGAAAAAGCACCAAGAGCTAATAGAGCTGAAATGGAAAAGGTTGCAGCATTTACTCCTAAGTATGGCGCAATTGGCAGCCGAAGCGCAGCGGTAGAGGAAGTTTTGAGAGCTTCTTTCGATACTCCTGAAGTTAAAGCTGCCATCAATAAAGAACCAATCCCATGGAGTGTAGGAGAAGTTGTTGACGCAATTGGCACTTCAACACCTAATCCACCGCCTGAGTGTCAGCATGGTCATATACTCAAACAAGGTATCTCAAAGGGCGGGAAACCGTACTATGGATATGTTTGTAAGAATAATGTCAAAGAGGACGCAGTTTGGGCTTCCATGTCACCAAATGGGCGTTGGTATTTTAAAGGTGACGAATAATGGGTGATATGGAAATGATTGACGCTACTGGCATGAAAGCAACTTTTACAGATAATGGCGTTGTTTTAGATATTGTGCCTTTATCTGAGTGTTGTGAAATGTGTAATGACCCAAGATTGTTAACGGTTGATGGCATTAAGAAATGTGTGTCATGTGGCTGCATTAATCATATTGAATTAAATCACCATGCCTAGATATGATTTCGTTTGTGAGTTCTGCGACGACGCTGTGGAACTTACATTGGCGGTAGACCAGCTAGTACCTCGGTGCGAAATCTGTCGGGGATTACTGCGCCGAGTTTGGTCTACCGTCCCTATTCATTTTAAAGGTGATGGTTGGGCTGGTAAATCATGATTCATGACCTTACTTGGGTATTTAAGTGTAATAAGTGTGCCAAACCTATGCTTTTTTACGAAAAAGCAGGATTTGACGCAGGTGAAGAACATGTAGTTGTTATGTGTGTCAAGTGCGAAAATACAGGAGTAAAGGCTAGAATTGAGGCTATAACCGATAAAGAGGTTGTTCACTGTACTAAATGTGGTGCATGGAAAATGGAAAGTAGCAGCTGTATCACATGCAGAAAGATCAATGCCCTGAGTGTTTAAGCTATAACACTACAACTATTAAGGCAGGTTCGGATTATGTTTCTGATTGCAATAATTGTTTCCACAATTGGACTGAGGGCTGGGGATAACCTGTGCAACACTCCGCAATGACGCGTAAAGTTATCCACATGATTGACAGAGGCAGTACACTATCAGCAAGCGACGCGCCTTTAAGCGCGAACGCGAGCCGCTTCAGCGGATTGCTCGCGAGTTCGTTGCTGCTAGTTATTGGGGCAGCTCTTTGCTTAATGATATTAAGCCTTTATCCTAAAACTATTGATTCCTCTTATGCACTACAATTAAAGCCTTATGTATCTGTTAAAGAATATGCTGCTTACAAAATTAAATCAAAAGACCAATGGGTGTGCTTGTCGCAGCTGTATGGTAAAGAGTCAGCGTGGAATCATAGGGCTATTGGTAACCTTAATGGTTCTGCCCCTGTCTATGGTATTCCACAGTTAAAGAATCCATTGATGTTAAGTAAGACAGAATATGAACAGGTTGATTACGGATTGAAGTACATAGCCCACAGATATAAATTTGATAAGTATGGTTATGTCAATGCGTGTAAAGCATTACAACACTTTAAGTTAGTAGGCTGGCATTAGTAAGAAAGCATTAGGGACTGGTCGTTGGAAAAAGACTAGGCTTGCTGTACTTGCAAGAGATGGTTACATATGTAGCTATTGTGGGCAGGAAGCAGATCAAGTAGACCATATACAAAGTCGCGTTAGCGGCGGTGACATTTTCAATTTAGAAAATTTAACGAGTGCTTGCCGTCGTTGCAACCAATCAAAGGGCGCACGCTCAAAACCCCTTTTTTTTAGGTCAGGTTCTAC